CCGACTTACGAGACGCTGAAACCGCCCGCAATGCGGCCGAGGCGTCCCTTGCTCTGGCCGAGGCGGAGCTTGCAGTAGCCCGGGCCAATCGGGCGGTGGAGGTCGTTAGAGCCCTAGAGGGGCATAGCTTTCAGGTAACAAGAAAAACTGATGCTTTTCCCCTGCTTCAAAAACTCGTGTTCGGCGGCCTGGTTATGGCGGGCGTCGGCTTTCTCTTCTGGGGGTTTGTTCTTGTGTCTTCCTTGTTGTCGGTCATGTTGCTTGTTTGGGCTTGCGATGTGCTTGTGCGTGATGACGAGGTGGACATATTGTGTGCGAGTTTCTCCGCCTGGCTTGATGATCCGGAGACGGACATGAGGCACGACGCGCACTCCCTCCAAAAGTTAAAACATCCTCTTCCCTTAATGTCACGGTGGACCTTGAGCCGTGAAGATGAGGATGTGGACCGTAGCGTGGTAATTTCCGGCGAGCTCTTGCTCCAGTTGCTCAGTGGTCATAATCTGAGCTATGTCGCCGAGCCAAAAATTGTCCATGAACGACTTTTCCGGGCTGCCTGTCTGAACCAGTCCGTTAATGTCCCCAAGTCCTACATCGCTGCGAGTGTGCACAATTGCACCGCATTGGTGGCTTGGGTAGCCTGGCAGAGCCAGAATGCTTCAAAGCTTCTGGATTTTGTCAATCGCCCCCAGCAAGTATAGGTCCGGTGCGTGGCTTTGGGTATAGATGGGATGAAGTGGGCCTTCCAGTGCCTAACATCAAGAAGAAAGTAGAGATCTCGGTTCCGCGAGAGGTAGACCTCCTCAAACGGCCGCCTGTTTACGTTTCTCTTGGATGTCACTTGGAAGGTGCCGCTCTTCCGCATGCTGACCCCCACGACCCCTGGACAATGCTGGCGGGCACCTGCAAACGCTTTGCCGTTGAGACTCCTGAGATCGATCAAGATCTGCTCTGCGAGTTTTCGACGTTCGTGAAAGAATATGTAGAGGCTAATTACACGCCCCTCCCTGCCGACACTGACGTGAGTGTTGAGACCTGGCTGGAGGGAACGAGTTATCCGTTATGGCGTAAGGAGGAGCTCATGCGCGTGCATGAGTCCATAGCGGACCCCTGGGATCCTAAGCATTTTCTGTGTAATAGCTTTGAGAAGGACGAGGGGTACATCGAGTTCAAACATGCTCGAGGTATTAATTCGCGTACAGACGCATTCAAATGTATGGTGGGGCCGATCTTTAAGGCCATAGAGACGATAGTCTACCAGGACCACCAATTCATTAAACACATCCCTGTGTCGCAGCGACCCAAATACATCCGAGACCTCCTGTCTAAGTTTAAATCGGTGTATGCAAGCGACTTTACCGCGTTCGAGGCTTTGTTCGTCAAGCTGTTCATGACCGCGTGTGAATTTGTCCTCTATGAGCATATGACAAAGAACCTACCCGAGGGAGCCGAATTCATGCGGCGATGTAGGGTAGTCCTGGCTGGAAGAAACACCTGTAACTTCAGAGACTTTAGCGTGTGGATAGAGGCGGTCCGGATGTCCGGCGAGATGTGTACGTCGTTGGGAAACGGCTTCTCGAACAAAATGCTGCAACTGTTCATGTGCAAGAAGGCTGGCGCAACTGAAGTGGAGTGTGTCGTGGAGGGTGATGATGGACTGGTTGGAACAAATGGCCCCATCCCCACGACTGAAATGTTTGCGAAGCTCGGGATGATAATTAAGCTCGAGCCTGTCCAGGACGTGTGTGAAGCAAGTTTTTGTGGTTTGGTATTTGACCCCGAAGATCTGGTGAACATATCCGAGCCTTGGAAGGTGGTGGCCCAGTTCGGCTGGACATCGTCGCATTATAGAAATTCTTCCAGGACTGCACTCGACGCTTTGTTGAGGTGCAAGGCCCTGTCTTTGGCCCATATTTACCCGGGGTGCCCCATCATATCTGAGTTGGCTCAGTATGGTCTCCGGGTGACCAGCCACGTCACGACCCAAAGATTGTGGCGTCGCTGGGGAAACAAGGACTTGAATTTGTGGGAGAGGGATAGATTGAAG